AGGTAATTTGTCTACATTGCTGCGTTCAACTGAGAAACCTACACCTGTACCACACATAAGAATGTACATACATTCGTCAAAAGCACGTGGGCTATCTACAGGGATATAACTACAGTTGTAACCACCCACATGGCATCTATCCAACGCAGGACCTGATGTCATCAAAGCCCTCATTGAAGGCATGATTTGCTGTGTAAGTACTGCTTCTTCTAATTCATTGCGTAGGTTATCTTCTAGTGTATAACCATGCTTTGTTTGTAGATGGTTAGTCATATAGTCAAAGTATCTTGAGACAGTTTCATCCCATGTCTCACGTCTATTCTCGTCTTCTTTCCATCTTGCGTATCGAGACAACGCAATAAAGTTTTGATAGTCTGTTGGTAAGTAATTATTCCTCATTGATATCCCTTTCTGAATTGAGTTGGAAAGTGAATTGTATCACAATCTGACGGTGATTACAATACTACTCATGTCCTAAAACTGCATTAATTCTCTTGCGTACATACTCAACTTCGCCTGAACGTAAAACCTTAAAAGCAAAGTCTCTCATGTACACAGGATTAACACCTGCATAGTCGCATACTGCATGAAAATCTTCAGCCGTTACCCCGACAGAGGCAAAGAACCAAGCGATTGCCCTTTCCCTTTCTAGGATTGAGTTCGTTGGTTCTCCGTCATATCTTGGTTTAGTAGCATCTAACAAAGCCTGTAGAATTACTGTGAGAAATAAAGTCTTCTCTGATGTTTGTAATTCTACCTGTTCGTCATCAGCTAGTATTATGTCTGACAGCTGCATTTTTTCTTAACCATGCTTTCGGTATTCCTTCCCCACCTTTACAATACTGAAACCCATACTTGTCACACCAGTCTGCATACGTCATCTTACCACCCTTGTAAAGCTTACGATTAGGATTATCAAAGACAAACCTAATGTCACATTCAGGATGTTGACTACGTATAAACAAATGTTTCTTTCTATCTTCTAGCATAAACCTTCCCTTGACTTCTAGTATGATGCCGTTAGGAAGAATAAAATCAGGTATGTATTTTTTATCCTCTTGCCATAGATAGGGTATGTTATGTGTTTCATATTCAAATTCAATCTTATTTTTGTTTAAGAAACAAGCACAATTATATTCTGAATTAGAACGATAATTGTGTTCGTTTCTATCTCGTTTCTTTTTCTTAGCCATTAAAACTTTCCTTTCATACCAATACCATTTTCTTTTAAACGTGATTTTCTTACGGCACTTATGATAGGTAGGCCAGTTTTCTTGGCTTCTTTCTTAGCCTGTTTCATACCTTCTTTGGTATAAGGAAAAGTTTTGTTTCCAACTTTAGGCATTGGTTACCTCTGGTACGTCAGGTATCTTAGCAACTGTTGTAAGGTGTCTGATACCGTTTGCATATTGAAACTTACGTATGCCTAGTCCACCGTTTGCGTCTTTCCAACAATCATCTTTGTATGGACAATAGACACACCCAATAGCAAGCTTTCTATTTCCTGATTTGCCATCCTCTTCATCTGGATAACAACGTTCAGGTTTAACAGGGGACTTAACAAAGTTCTTTACCTTTGTAATCCTGTCGGTTGCATTAATCATTCTGATAGGTTCAACCTTCATAAGTGCCATCTCACTTGATGACTTATCAATAGCAAGGAATGCTGCCTCTGCGTCACCATTAGCTTCTGCATAACCAGATATCTGTGCTATGTAACCGAATGGGTCATCAGTATGAAGCGTACCTTCTTTAAACTTCTTGAAGGCGTATGAAGAAGCAGTCTTTACGTCAACCAGTACACCGTCAATACGACAGTCTGTATGACCTTTTACACCTTCTACCTCTACTTCCTTCTGTTGTTCTGTGACAGAATGTCCTGCCATCTGTGAAAGCATAATAGTCAAAGCCTCAAGGATGTCTCCAAGTATAAACTTTAGTTTAGTTTGCCCATCTAATTCTTCGGGTTCGGCTGTGCTATTCATTTCATACCATAGCTGTCTATCAGGTTTACCAATCTGAGACATGCGTAATGCTGTCATCTTCTGGCGTTTACCTTCTGACAACTGACGTTGTAAAGCAGTGGTAACATCTTCTGTAAACTGCTTTAACAATTCTTTGTTTTCCTTTGTCTCAACATCAATACCTTTTTGTAAGGATGTGTAGATGTCTTGAATCAAAGTATCAATTGTTGGTTTTTTCATTTTCTACTGCCTCTATAGCTTTCTCTAAATACCAATGTGCCTTCTTTAAATCTTCAAGAGGGTCATGCTTTGCATCCCATCTAAACAAATATTTCATTGCGGTTGCAGTGCAATGGTATGGAAAGTGATGGCCTAATGCTGACTTGATAGCATCAATGCATTCGACATCACCTTTGTTATAGTGAGGTGGGCTGTTAACCATGTCAGTCATATTCATTCTCCATTTCTTTTAGAAGCATTACTTTCTCAACATAGGTAAAACCCATAGCATGAACAAAGGCAAGTATGACTTCTTTCAAGTCACCTAAATCATCAACACCATTCTCAACTGATATAGTGTTTCCAAAGTGTATATCTTCTGCAGACATTTTTACTTTGTATTCTTTTGCCATGTTTCTATCTCCTTAAATATGTTGGCGTACCCACCCTACACTAGCCAACTCACTGTCATAGACAAATATAACAGCACCCGGATTGATGTTATGCTATTTAGCTACCAGTGTTGCCGAAGGGGATATCATCTTCAACCGTATCCACTGCGCTATGACCGTCAGGCACAACATCAAAGTCGTCACCATCACCATAAGGAATAAGGTTTACTACCTGAACCTTTTGAAGGTCAGCACCTATACCTTTCTTACCTGCGTACTCCCAATCATAAGTCTTGAATAGTACGTTGACATCTGAACCATTACCAACGAGTGTCTGTCCCATGTCACGCTTCTGGCTATCAACCAAAGCAGGTGCAGCATTTTCGCTGCCATCTCTACGGTTTACCTTACGCTTGATGGAAACAAAGTCACCTCTGTCGTCACCTTTGTTTTTAATTGTTAGTCCAAGCTGTTTAGCTTTTTCCAACTCAGCACCTTCCAAGGCAACATCAATTGACCATACTGGTTCAAAGGTTGTGTTTGGTGTTGCGATTGCTGCCCAATGGGACTTTCCTGATAATACTGGCATAATAATATACTCCTTAATTTTGTTACTGTGTGGTCTTAGCCACTTCTGATTTTGGAATTATGACACAATGTTTATTTGCTGTCAACATCTTTTTTCTCAATAAAAGATTTAATTACATCTGTAGAAAATAACTTCTGTAAATTTAGAAGATACATCATAGATGCATTCTTATCTCCACCTCTTACCTTTCTTTCATAGTCTAGATTATCTATAATCTTTCTAAGGTTTTTAGTTTCAAAGACAAGAGTACAGTATGTTTCATCTCCGATACAAAGATTCTGAAACCAGTAATCAGCTTCAGTTGTTTTGATTCCTGAAGGCTTGCCAAAGCTTTCATACTCAATCGCTATGTTGCCTGTGTTTTGCCAGACATCACGTTCAGATTTTACTTCAATCTTTTTATTCTGTAGCATGTCTGCTACCATCTTTTCTCGAATCTCACCATACTGTAAGTCAAGGTCAAACTTCTTTCTGTCTTCTTTCTTTGGGTATATACTCATTGTAACTCCTAGTGTGTCTCTGCCCAATTGTTTCCAATCTTGAACTCACTGTCCAGAGGGCATTGAACATTGAGGCTTTTCTCTACAAGTTTCATAGCCCTTTGTGTCATCTCACCAAACCTTTCTGCTTGGTCAGCTTGAACCTCGAACTGATACTCGTCATGTATAGACGCAACAAGATTGTAATTGAAATCTCGTTGCGCCAGTAAGGTTATTTGTCGCAACCATTCTTTACAGATGATTGCCCCTGCCCCTTGTAAGAGTAGGTTCATGGCAGCATGTTGCTGGCGTACCTTTAGAAGTCTGCCATCAAGTCCACGTATAAATCCACTATTAGAAGCCCTGTCAACTTTATCACGCAAAGTTTTTAGGGCTGGCATATTAGACATAAACTTGTCCATGATTAGCTTACCTTCTTTAGCACCACCACCAACGATGCTACCAATCTTTGCAGGACCTGCACCGTAAATCAAAGCATAGATAAATGTCTTTGCTGAGTCCCGGCTAGGTAGCCCTGCGGCTTTCTGATTTGCAGTATGAATGTCACCACCCACTACCTCATCAGTAAATTTCTTGTCACCCATATAGTGTGCCAAGCATCTAAGTTCAAGTGACGATGCATCACAACCTAGCAGTTTGTACTTGCTACTACTAGTCATCCAAACCTGACGACATTCCTTGCCAAAGGGAGAGTAAACAGCAGGGATTTGTGCCATGTTTGGTGAATTGTGTGCCATGCGTCCACTGATGGCTTTCAAGGTAATCACTCTACCATGTACCTTGCCATCATCTTCCACAACATCAAGCCATGACTTGACTTGTGAAACTCTTTTCTGCAACAACAGATAATGTGCAATCTTCTGTGCTTCAGGGATGTCAACATCCTTCAGCGTACCCTCGTCAACTATTGGCTGACCAGTAGGGGTAAAGTTGGTAGGCTTCCAGCCCTTCTCCATCAGGCGTTTACCTATCTGTTGTCTTGATGCAGGATTAAATACTTCTACCTTGTCCTTCAGTCTGTTTCCTGTCTTCTCTGAGTAGCGTTCTGTAACGATAGGTGGGAAGATACTCTGCATCTCCTTCTCTATCTCTGTGGCTTCCTCAGATAGCTTGGCAACAAGACATGAAGCTTCAGGTATGTTTAGTGTAAACCCATTCTCTTCCTGCTTATCAACTATCGCACGTACTTGATGTTCAAGTTGAATAGATTTAGCAGAATGTTTTTTTGCTTCTGGTAGTAGATGTGCATACAGCTTTGCTGTCAGCTTCACATCCTGAATACAATAGTCCAACATCTCCTGCGTAAAGCAGCTGAAGTCATTGAACTCAATCTTAGGAAAGCCAAGACGTTCACCCCATGCATTCAGCGAATGTCCACCATCTCTTGATGGGTCAAGTAACTGTGAGATGATAAGTGTATCACGTACCTTGTTCAAAGGTATCTTACTACCAGTCAGTCTGTTTAGTACAGGTGCATCAAAAGACACACCGTTATGCATAACAAAGATATCAATACCCTCTGCCCATGCAGGAAAGTTTTTGATATCCTCGCCATGCCATGTGTCAATCGCACCTGAATCAATGTCCTGTGCCACGATACAATGTATCAGTGTGGCATTCAGGTCATCGGTTTCAATGTCAAGTGCTACTCGTTTCACAGAAAGTCTCCTATATCTTCTTCAGCTTCTAGGCTGTTATTCTCAAATGGGTTTTCAATTTCCGACATTCTACCAGAATCTTTATCATAAAGCAAGTAGGTTGCTACACCTGTCTCACCAGCGTATCTATTCTTTAGCACCCTGACTGCAGTTGTGTTTGCCTGTACAGGGTCTTGTGCTTGTTGGTCACGTTCCAATGCAATCACTGCGTCACTAATCTGTGCGATAGAATGTGAACCACGTAGCATGGACAGGGATATTTCTTTGCCCTGTTCCTGCCCCTTGTCACCTGTCGCACGTCTGAGGTGTGATACAAGAAGCATTGCACAGCGTGTCTCTTCTACCAGCGAACGTAGCTTTGTCATAAGCTGGTCAATGTTTCTGCGTTCGTCCTCACCTTCCAAGCCTGATACAAGAATGGATAGGTGGTCAATGATAATAAACTTACAGTCCAAAGCCTTCACCATGTAGCGCACTCTGTTGAGTATCTCGTCAGTAGTGATAGAACCGAAATGGTCAAAGGCATAGAACCTACGTGAACCAATAGTCTTACGTTCAAATTCTTTTAGTTGTTCTAGGCTGTACTTTTCTCGTACTTCCTTGATGTATATTCTGTCGCTGGCTTCCACAGACATGAGGTGAAAGGCAGTCTGCTTGATGTTCTCTTCAAGAGAGAAGACACCAATGTTATGTTCTGTGTTTGTTAGTAGGTGGTGCATAAGTTCACGCATCATGCTAGACTTTCCTGCACCTGTACCTGCGGTCACCGTAATCAACTCGCCTGTACGTATGCCAAACAGCTTATCATTTAAACCTTGATATGGATACAGGCATGTCTCAACATCCTCTTCTTCGTATAGTCTGGACGATATGTCTGCCAAGTTATGAATGCCAGCCGGGGTGTAGGGTTTAGCATCCCACCATGCACGTGTAAACTCTTGACGTTTGTTCAGCTTGAGATACTCATTAGCATCTTTGTACTGCATGTCCATAATCTTACAACGATTAGGTTCAAATATCTGTGCAACTTTGTTGGCTGCCTTCTTTCCCTGTTCGTCATTGTCAAAGCAGATAATGATTGTCTCAAACTGATTCAGGAAATCATAGCTGTTCTTTACATCTTTGACTGCAGATTGTGCGCCATTCTTAATGGAAACAACAGGCCACTTTGAACCCATTAGTTCAAAGGCAGACATGGCATCCAGTTCGCCCTCACAGATGGTAATGAATTTACCTTTCTGTCCAAACTTGTTCTGTCCAAACAGCCCTGCCTTTGGTAATGTACCCTCAGACAAGAAGCCTTTGTTGGCAACCTGACGTACTTTGTTTGCTATATGCGACCCTGATGTGTCGTAATATGGATAGATATGTTTTGTAATCTGTTGTCCTACAGATACAGTCTTCACACCGAAAAATCTACAGGTGTCTTGTGTGATTGACCTGTCAGAGATTGCAGTAATCTGTCCCTCTGAAAAGTTGTTTTGATATACACCTTGGACAGGTGCTGGTTTTGTATATTGCATATCTTCGTTACCTTCTTTTGAATATGTTTCACATGAAAAGCAATAGGAATGTCCATCAGTATATTTTACATTGGCATCTGACGAACCACATGCTTCACAGTCACCCCTTTCAACTTCTTTTGATTCGGTGTAATCCATGTCATCTCCTTTTATCTTCGGGCAAAGTATACACAATGAAGCTGGTCTTTGTCAAGCACATGAAGCAATCTGTGTGTTCTTTTTGTTTCATAGCCCATAACTTTGCACAGTTTTTCTCTGTCTTCCAACCATTCTTCTAACTCATAATGTGGTATTGTATCAACCACCTTATCGTCAAAGCCTGTTGTAATGTAGACATCTATCATCTCTTATCTCCATCTCCTTGCAGTTTGTTTCTTCTCTGCCTGTCTGCCAACTTGTGTAAGTTTGATTTGGCAATGTGTTCAAGAGACACACCACACGCATCAGCCATAGCTGCGACATACCACAAGACATCACCTAACTCGTCTGCAATGTCCATCAGCTTCTCGTTTAACTCTTCCTCAGTAGCACCATCACGTATTAGCTTCTTTACCTTGTTGGAAACCTCTCCTGCTTCTCCTGCAAGCCCTAACGCAGGATAAGAATACTTTGCAGATTCAGGAAAGATTGCAGTCTTCTTAGCCATTTCTTGATATTCATTCAGTGTTATTGTCATTGTAATTTACTCCTAGTGTCCAACGTCTTGACCAATCCCTTGCAAGTTCCAAACCAAACTCGTCCTTGGGAAAAAAGTTTCTGTGTTTTATTGTATCATTCTGAGAAAGTATTACTTCATAGCTTTCTTCAAACTCAGAGATAGATGCAGTCTTATCTTCGTCACCAAACATCTCTTCTAAAAGACTAGTCATCTTGAAACTCCTCGTCTGCTATAGACATGGCAAAGTCTTCGTACTCAGCCAGCATTTCAAATGCTTCTGCCTTGGCAAGTCTCTTAGCTTCTTTGCTTTCATATCCCTCTTCTAAGTACTGATGATAAAATTCTCTGAATAGTTTACGTCTGTCTTTTTCCCATAGATTTGTTGTCATCTTAAAACTCCTTTATATAAACAACTCTTCTTCTATTAGTTTGTCTTCTGTTGTCTCAATGAAATCATCTCCATCACATCTCTGACAGAAGCCGCCTGAATCATAACTATAAAACTTTAACTCATTATAGTTATCATATAACTCATTACAAGTTTTACATATTAGTATTTCTTTCATTTACTATCTCCAAAATCCAGATTGATAAAGTCTCTCTGTCATCCTGTCAGAAGATTGTCTGATACCTTCAGCAATGTGTACATATCCCTGTTCTTCCATCATTCTAGACATCTCGTATGCGTGTGCAACAAATGTTGATACATCTGATGCAGACACTAAAACCTTCTGTGTGGGGTCATACTCTGGGCGAGAAAACTTTTTCTTAGTTGACATATTTAATCTCCTTTGCTTCGTCAATCATTACCATCATGCTTTCGGTATGTGCAACATCTACTTCTTCTT